TTGCGAAGTATTTGATCGTGGAGCGTGATGCACGCATTCGAACCGCCCTCAATGTGCTGTTCCCGCCCGACTACGTGAACCANCTGCGTATCTTCGCGCTGCTCAACCAGTTCCGCCTGCAGTACGCGGAAACGGCCTAAGCATCCTGATCAACCCTTATCGGCCCGGCTAGTCCGGGCCGTTTCATTTGGAGATTCCTATGGGACAAAAAACAGCAGGCGATTGCTACGTCAAGGCGGACGGTGAGCAGATCGTCGTCAGCGGTGGCTGCGAAGCGCCGCTCACGGATGTCACCCGTGAGACCTTGGTGCCGGGCTTCTTCTCGGAGAAGGAGCGCACGCCCTACATCAAGTGCGATGCGGTGGATACGCCGAACTTCCCCCGCGCCAAGCTGGCGGCTGGCACCAATATGACGGTGACCTGCGAATTCAAGAACGGCCGCACTTACGTGCTGACCGGTGCCTACTTGGTGGGCGAACCCACCACGTCCGGCGATGACGCAAAGGCCGGCCTCGAATTTCATGGCATTAAGGGGACATGGCAATGATGCTCTCCAAGCCGATCATGGCCCATGGCCAGGAAGTGACTGAAATCACGCTGACCTCTCCGACCGGGCCGCAGATCCGTGCTGCCCGTGCTTTGCCGTACTGGATGGACTGCGATAACTCCGTGGCCATCAACACTGAGGCGGCATCGCGGCTGCTGGTGGCCTGCGCTGCCATTCCACAGTCGTCGGTCGATCAACTGGCCGCCGTGGACCGCAACCGGTTGTACTTTGAAATTCTGGGTTTCTTCATGAACAAGGAAACAGACGACGAAGTGCAACTGCCGTTCGATCTGAAGGAGCCCGCTGGCAAGTTCACGCGGGAGATCAAGGCATTGCCATATTGGTTGTCCGTAGATGGCTTGGTGACGATCAACACCGACGTGGCCTCTAAATATTTGCTGCATTGCTCGGGCAGGAAGCAGGAGGAACTAGACGAACTATCTGCACGTGAGCTCAATACTCTGTACTGGGCAGTCGCCGGTTTTTTCTTAGGTGGGACTTCCGGGAGGCAAGCGAACTGATCGACATCGCTTACGAGTGCGCATGGTTCTGGCAAGTCGATCCTGAGATCGAGCTGTCTCGACCGATTTCCCGGTTGATGGAGCATCGGTCTCAGGCCTGGCGTATTGAGCAAATGAGAGATAGGGATGGCAGATAAATTTCAGTTGAAGGCGCTCATCACGGGCGTCGACAAGCTGTCTCCGACGCTGACCGGCATTCGGAAGAACATCGCATCGTTTCGGAAGCAGCTGACCTCCAGCAGCCTTGGCGAGAAGATCTCGCTCGGCGAGCTGGTCCAGGGTGGTGCATTCGCGGCCACCATGATCGCCGCCACGAAGTCGGCCATCGACTTTGAGTCGGCCATGGCAGACGTCAAGAAGGTGGTCAACTTCGATACGCCGACCCAGTTCAAGCAGATGAACCAAGAGGTGCTGCAGATGTCGCGGCGCCTGCCGATGGCGGCTAAGGATATCGCCGCCATCGTGGCGGCCGGTGGCCAGGCCGGTTTTGATCGCAGTGAGCTGCCACGCTTTGCCGAGGATGCGGTGAAGATGGGCGTGGCCTTTGATCAGACGGCCGCCGAGGCGGGCGAGATGATGGCCAAGTGGCGCACCTCATTCCGTATGACCCAGGATGAGGTCGTTGCGCTCTCCGACAGATCAACTATCTCGGCAACACCGGCCCGGCGAAGGCCAAGCAGATCTCGGCCATCGTGACCCGCATCGGGCCGCTGGCCGAGGTGGCCGGCCTGGCCTCGGGCCAGATTGCCGCGATGGGTGCCACGCTGGCTGGCGTCGGTATCCAGGAGGATGTCGCGGCCACTGGCATGAAGAACTTTTTCCTGACCTTGACGGCTGGAGCCTCGGCCACCAAGCAACAGCAGCAGACGTTCAAGGCGCTTCGGCTCGATGCCAAGAAGCTGGCTGTCGATATGCAGAAGGACGCGCAGGGGACGATGCTGCGCGTGCTGACGGCTGTCAGCAAGGTCGATAAGCCCAAGCAGGCGTCTGTGCTGCAGCAGCTTTTCGGCCGGGAGTCGATTGAGGCGATTGCGCCGATGTTGACCAACCTGGACAAGCTGAAGGAGAACCTGGACAAGGTCACGGATTCGACCAAGTTCGCCAACTCCATGAATCAGGAGTATGCGGCGCGGGCGGCGACCACGGCCAACAACATCCAGCTCTTCACCAATCGTGTGATCGCCCTGGGCGTGAATGTCGGCAATGTCATGCTGCCCCCGCTCAATAGCTTCCTGGGCCTGGCCGGCCCCATCACGGATGGTATTGCCGCGATGGCGGCGGCCAATCCCTGGTTGATCCAGGGGCTGGTGGGGGCGGCGGCCGGGTTCGTTGCGCTGCGTATCGCAGTGCTGGGGGCCACGCTTGCGACCAGGCTGTTCCTGGCGGTGTCGAGCCTGACGCCTATCGGCATTGCCGTGCGCCTCATCGCGCTGGCGGCAGGCTTCCTGATTGCCAATTGGCGTTCGGTCGGGCCGTTCTTCAGTCAGATGTGGGATGTCGTCAAATCTGGCTTCGCTGCGGGATGGGAGTTCATCAAGACGGTCTTCAGCTTCACGCCGCTGGGCATGATCATCAAGAACTGGGAGCCCATTGTGGACTGGTTCAGCAAGATGTGGGACCGCATCCGGCCTTACGTACAGCCCCTGATCGACGGCTTTAATTTCGTCTTTAGCCGCAAGGCGATGCCCATGGTCAGCGGTCCTGGTGGTGCGATGCCATCGGGCGTGCCAGGTGCCTTTCCCAGAGTGGCTGCTGCCGCTGTAGGTGGGGCCGGTTCCGGTGACGCGGGTTCTGCACCAGGAGGCGGGCCTGCAGCGTGGCGCCAGCAGTTGATCGCCGGCGCTGGGCGTGTTGGGGCGACGGCAAACATGAAAGGTGAGATGGTGGTGCGTTTCGAGGACGCGCCGGCCGGGATGCGGGCCGATTCGGTCCAGTCGAATCAGCCGGGGCTAAACATCACGCCGAAGGTCGGATATCGAACACTGGGACGAAACTAATGAGTGACTGGAAAAAACGCCTTCAACCGGCCTCCTTCAGATACAATGCCCATTCCGGTCTTGTCTTTCTTGCTCAAGACAAAACTGGCCTCATCTCTCTTGCTGACATAATTCTTGATATCTCCGCTAATTTTTATCAAGTCACCTTGCTGGGCTGGCGTTTCCAAATACTTATCCATTACCTAACTCCTACCGCGATCAACGCTTTGCCTAATTCTTCACGCTGCTTCAACGCATCCTTATAAGCGTCATCGGCTCCCTTTTTAGTGCCAAACACGCAAAGCGTGCACCAAATTTCTAAGTCGTCATCACTCAACGTCCAGATCATCACCTGAAGAATAAATACGAACACCCCAATCCACATTCCAGCCGACATAAAAAGAATCCGGCAAGCAATGAGCGTTGCCGCGCGGCTACCAATCAAATCCAATGCCTGAGCCACCGCAACGCGCCCCGTCATTCTAAAGATAACTGGCGCAGCATATGTAAAGGCTGATAGACCGGTTGCCACGAGATTTGCGGTGCCCAGAATTATTTTTATAACGTAGAGCCCAAGAATTCCATATTGATCTCTACCATATGCTTTTCCCATATCCTGAGCATCAAACACAATCCCGATAATCCCCGCAGCAACACTTAAGCCCGCCCCACCCAACTTCATGACTTGATAAGAAGTGGCATTCGCCGTCTGCATTTCCTTGACCGCCACACCCCAGATATCAATGACGCCGCTAGCGATCGTCATCGCAGATGCCACCAATCCAGCCCGACTCTTGCTATCCCCTTTCTCAATGCAGTCATGCATCATCTTCGCAAAATTGCCGCTCTCGATCAGCAGCACCACCAGCGCCATGCGCGCATCCCGCATGGCACTGGCGCTCTTCTCTGAATCACGGAAGGCGGCCCAGTCACGCTTGAGCGTCCTGGACGACACCGTTTCCTTTTCGGGGACTTCCGGCGCGAGCGGGTTCTTGGATGCTCGCACGCGCTCCAGTATGTCAAGCCGACCGCTCATGGCGTAACGCGCCTGCGCATCGGGCAGCGCACCCGCCGCTGCCACTTCAAACCGGCACGCAAGCCAAACAGCTCTGGATGATCTTTCGCAGGCATGTCGGGCATCTTGCC